GGCTGGTGTCCGCCCCGTCGCCAAGATCAAAAATCCCATATCCGCACCTGCCTGTCAGGTGCGGAACGATGAAGACGAGCAAGAAGGTTGAGGTGAAAAATATGGATGGACTGGTTAAAACGCTTGGTACGGTTCTGCTTCTGCTGGCCGCTACGCTTTGGGCGGCGGTTTTGCTGCTGGTGCCTGCTGCGCTGGTGAAGTTCTGCTGGGGGTATCTGTTTGTATGAGGTACTGTGTCTTACTGAGAGCATCCGACAGACGCGGAATAAAAGAGTGCCTGCAGTATACGCTGGATGCTATCAATGCAGAGGAAGCAGCTTGCGAGGCGAAGAAGCAAGCTGCAGAACACTATACAGAATTTGAACTGTTTGATGTTCAATCCATAGGAGAAGTGCGCACATGAAAATTGCAGCGATTGCCAAAGTAATTAAAGACCGTGGCTCCTGCCGCCTGTATAGGGTACATGGATCGGACGATCTTGAAACGAAGTTCTACATCGGCACAAATTCTGAAATTTACTCGCTGGAAGGGTTCCCTAAGCCGTGGAGCGAAGCAGAAGTTATGACGATGCTCGGGATCGAGAAAAAGAAATGGGAAGATGTGATATACACCGCATACGACTGCAACAACATTACGGATGTCTGTGGTCTGAACCTCGAAGATGCTGTTCAGAATGAGGTTGAGTGCAAAACCAGCTATATCAACCTGAACATCGGCGGGGCACTTCTTATGGGGCTGACAGACCCGGACGAAAAGACCATTGACTTCATCGCCGCAAGCAGGCTGGTTCCCGTGATGGACGAAATCAAGAAAAGTGACTATATCAATTACTGCTTGCGGCATACGACGAGTGGTTCCAGGTACTACGTTATCCGGGACGGCATGATCGTGCGGGCAGCACTTCTGCCCATCAATCTGTCCGGCAATTTGCTGGAAACGCTGCAGAAGATGGTGAACATGGCACGGGAAACAGCGCGGCTGTGCAAGACGGAGGATAAAAAGGCGGAATGATTTTAGCGAAAGAGGCAATCGAGAAAGCTGTCAACTGGTGGGCAGAGAAGATACTCGAAGATCGGCCGCACAGCAATGGAGATGATAGCTTCACTTCCATTACTGCGTGTCTCCTTGCTGACATGGGGCGACAGAACATAACATCGGATCAAGCGGATACGTTCAAAAAAGCCTTGGCAAAACGCATGACGGAATACGCGGAAAGTGGGAGGTTCAACCACTTTTCCATCATGTGCGATTATGGTCCATGCAGGATGCTGGCCGATGCGGCCAATGAAGCGGGAATCAGTACCGCAAACTTCCCGTTTAAGACAACGATGTTTCTTACGGAAAAAGATGGCATTATGATACGCGATGGCTATGGCGCACCGGCTGTCAAGCTGTGGGGGTAACGACATGGACGAGAAAAAGAGTGCGCCGGCAGAAATCGAAACCGTCACCATCACCATGAGCCGCCCGGTGGCTGAGGCAGTGGCAAAAGCCTGCGAGATGTACCTCCGTCTGCATCTGGGGCAATTTGAAGACCTGATTGACGAGCTTTGCATGGCAAAGTTCTATGCTGCGCTGGAAAATGATTCATTTGACGGCAAAGAGGAACGGGATGAAATCTTCCATATCTCGATTGACCGCCGAAACATCATGCAGGAGGAAGTGGACAAGCTGTACAAGAGATACGTCCTTTCCGCTCCGCTTGATTACTGCATGAGAATCCCATACCGGGCAGAACAGATCTGGCTTGCGATCCGCCACGCTCTGGCATGGCACGATAACCCGAAGGGCGACTACACGGTTCAGTATGACAAGCCGCTCAACCGTTCGGACCAGCCGCAGCCGATGGTGAAGCTGTACGAGGCACCCACCGAGGGAAAACCTACCTGTGATGGCAAGTGCGCAAAGTGCGGGAGGTGCTGATATGCAAAAGATGTTCAAGGCTATATTTTGCGATATATGCAGGAGAGTTGCATTTCAGGAACAGCTTGAGGGCGGGTTTCAGGATATGCTGACAACGCAGGACTGGGTGACTGATTGGGAAGTGACCACCGATTTCAACGGATTCCCTTTGAAGTATCCAAGAGTAATTGACCTTTGCCCGCAATGCCGTGCAATGTACGGGAAAAGGCCGCTCGGGGTCGGAGGAAAAATACAGCATCATGTGTGAGGTATTTACATGAGAAAGAACGGCGCAATGTTCATCTGCAACCGCTGCCGCAAGCAGGTATTTGCAGAGCGGCTCGACGACGGAAAGTATGACAGCAAACCGCTGGACGGGTGGGCACTTGATTGCGAAAGAATCTGTGGCGTTGGTGATCTGTGCCCGGACTGCTTCAAAGCGTACCGGGAGGCAATGGAGGGATTCTGGAATAGTGGAAAACATGGAGCCTGAGAAAATCTGTTGCAACTGCCGCTGGCACGAGGGATATACCGGGGTCTGCTTCAATGGCCTGTCGCTGAACTGCACCGATGTCACCGACGTTGAGGACAGCTGCGAACACTGGGAAAAGCGGACAGACGACAACGGCATTGAAGACTACGAGGTAAACTGAAATGACAACCAAGAGAATGAAAAAGCTCCTGATGGGCATGGGCCTGTCACGGAACCAGGCAACCCGGATGATTCAGGAGCAGCGCACCGAAGGATCGAAGGACGTGAGCAACGCTCTTTACTTCCACGTCTTCCAAAAGGACTTCTATTTGATCGTGTCCAACTGCGGCGGAGAGGTGCTGCCCTATCTCAACAGCTTCGTTTTGAAGTGATTACAGGTTGAAGTCGTTTCCAGAGAATAAGCAAGCCCGTCGTAAAATTGCCGCCCTGACGAGGCGGCAAGGGGCTTGTATACCGAGGATAAACTAAGGGACACGGGAGCAGCGGCTTGCTTAAAGTTTGCTTAGAGCTTGATTAGAAGCAGCCGTTCCCGTGACGGGGGTACAGGGGGAACCCCCTGTATTGTCTCCCCGCGGCAGAAGGGCGCAACGGACAGCAGGGCTTCCCGGAGCGGGGGCGGGGGCAAGCATAGAAGTTCCCGGGCGGCTGGCGGTTTTGCCTTTATTCAGCAAAAGGGATGTTCACGGAAAGGAGGACGTAGTGGGTATGAGCGGCGGCTTTTATGTCAGAGAACAGAAATATATCTGCGGCAAGGATTATGCCACTGCGCCCACCATGCAGGCAGAGTTTTTCGAGGTTTCGGAGAAAGAGCATAAAGCCAGCACCCGGCGGAAGAAGGAACTTGCCACCAGTCTGGCGAAGGAAGCCTATAACCTCCGCAAATCTGGCCGCTATCTCGTTCTGCTGGTAAACACGAACTTCCGCCCCGGCGATTTCTCGGTTACATATACCTACGATGATGAACACCATCCGGCTCCCAATGACTTTGCCCGGGCTGACCGGGATTTTTCCAACGCTGTGAAGAAGCTGTACCGTCTTTGCGACAAGAACGGCATCCAGCGTCCGAAGTGGGTCGTGGTGACGGAGTATTGCACCATGGACCCGGTGACGGGTGAAGTTCTGGGGCGGCACCATCACCACGTCATTATGACCCACCCGGCGGGGCTGACCCGGGAAATGGTGGAACAGGCGTGGAATGGTCGGGGTATGGCTCGATGTGAGCCGCTGCACTTCGACCACAACAGTGTGGAGAGCCTTGCCCGGTATATCGTGAAGAACCGCCGTTGCAAACGGCACTGGCGGCAGAGCCACGGTCTACAGCCGCCCAAAATGCCCAGACCGAACGACAACAAAATGAGCAGATCAAAGCTCAAGGACGTGTGCGAGAACTGTCTGGAAGACCGGGCGTATTGGGAACAGATGCACCCGGGGTATACCCTGCATCGGTGCGAAGTCATCATCACGGGCAATTCAACCCGTCACCTGATCGTGAGCCTATACCGCAAGGAACCACCGAAGAACAGGAACAGGAGGAACCAGCCTTGAGCGCAAGAATGGAACTGGAAGACCTGCCGCCCCGGTATCGCGCCCAGGCGGAGAAGCAAATAGCAGCCCGATGCGCACGGAAAGCCCCGGCAGGGGCGGTATCGCTGGAAGCAGCGGCCAAGGCTGCCGGGGAGATCGGGAAAACCTTCGAGAGCAAGGGCGAGTATGATTTTTACATTGGCACGGTGCTGCCGGGCATCCAGTCCGGCAGGATTATTAAGGCAACGCCACACGTTGCCTTTCCTTTGCTGCCCGCAAAGGATTTTTGCGCCGTCCACCTCCCGGCGGCAAGGTATACGGCGGATTATGTGCTGGAATACGCAGACGGCACGGTGGAAGTGGTGGAAATCAAGTCAAAATTCACCCGGCGGGCGCAGAGAGACTATATCTACCGTCGCAGACTGTTTATTGACCTGATCGCAGAGCCAAAAGGGTACACGTTCCGGGAAATCATCACCCCGGACACAAAATCCGAGATCAAAGAGTGGAAACGTCTGGCTGAACAGGCGGGAAAGGAATCATCATGGGCAAAAGCAGAGCAAGAGTGCCGTCGTATTACCGGCAGAGCATCCAGAACGCCGTAAATCGGCAGATCAACCTTGGCCGCACCAAAACGGCAGCATCGCTGAATCGGGAAGCTATCGGGCAGGTCGTGTCGTACTGTTTTGTGGCAGCGGCGCACGACATTCTGAATTTTGATGCAGGAAGAGCGGCTGTGCTGACCGTCAAGATGAACAATGCGGCGGAGCGGTACACCCTTGACCGGGACAAACGGGGGGCACGGAAAGCCCGCATTGCGCTGGAAGCCCGCACCACGCCGCTGATGGTGGAAACTTTCCTGCTCCCGGCGGGAAAGCTGGGCAAGACGGCCAATGAGCGGGAAATCCTTGCCGAACGCCGGGATGCTGCCGACATGGTGGCCCGGTATTGTGTGGAAGCTCTACACGACATGAGCTATACCGTGGAGCAGATCGCTGCTGTCATGCAGGAGACCCGCTCCAACTTCGAGCAGTTCCTTGGATGGTCCGAAGATGGCGAGATGGTAGCTTACGAGAAGCTACGCCGTGTGGTGGAGGACATCTACGGCGTGGGGGCTATGGTCGAGCGGGTAAACGGGCAAGGCCCCATCTTCGGAAGCGAGTTTTAATTTTTTCGGGAGGCAGAGCATGAAGACACACGAGGCGGAAGCGATTTTGAAATACTGCGCAGATATTCCCCGGCGGCTTACGATCATCCGCCGCCAGTGTGCCACTCTGGACGACGAAGTAGACACGCTGAAAGGCATCAACATGGACGGTATGCCCGGCGGCGGGCTGCCCGGTGACAGCACCGCGGCAATAGCCTGCAAAATGGATGAACTGGGCATCGGTGACAGGTTGAGAAGTCTGGAACGTCAGCAAGCCCTTTTGAAGTCCGATGAAGCTCTGATCCGAGGACAAATTGACCGACTGGACAGTGTCCACAATCTAATCCTGACAGAATACTACATCGGCCACAAAAAATGGGCAGAAGTGCAGGTCGATGCAGGGTACAGCATCCAGCATTTGAAACGGCTTCGGAACGTCGCTTTGCTGGCCTTTGGCCGGGGCATGGAGCGGCTGCCCGAGTGCCCTGCCTTATTATCACGCGCGCATAACGTGCGCGAGACCCTGCCCAGGGCAGATGCGTGGCTTGAGGGCGATATTCTCCTATAGGGGAGAGCGACCGTCGGGGCCTCACGCAAATGCGCTTCCGCAAATTGTGTCCACCCGGCGCAGAAAAACAAACACGACTACCCGGAAATGTGGAAAAGTTGGCAAGAAATTACCCGGCGGGCTGTGCGGCCTGCCGGGTATTGTAGAATCTGAGATTTTGGAGGGCAAAAGCTATGGGCATACATTGCACGGGAATACGGCTGGTTCCAACAAGGGCGGCAGGCTACCCCCATCGGGCGGATGGGGATGAAAAAGTGCTGCGAGAAGCCGAGGCCGAACTTGTGGACATGGTTCTCAAAGAAGATCGGCAAGCCCGTCCAAAATGGGCACGAGAAGAAGATGAACTCTGCAAATTTGTTAAAATCGACGACCAAGGAAGCGTCGAACTGATTTCGGCCATCGGCAAGGGGGTCCGTTTCAGGAACAGGGAAAGCGTGAAGAATGTTCTTGAATTTGTCGAAAAGCTGTTCGATGAAATGCAGGAGGGCGACAATGAGAATCAAAATTGAGATCAGTGGAATCGGATTGCGTGAACACGTTGCAAAAATCATTGCAAGACAAATCGTGAAAACAGGGATAAAAGAAAAACAAAAGTGGTATAACGAAGAAGCTATCCAGTGCGAGTTGAATAACATGGGCACCATCAAGCTGGTTAAGTGCTGGATAAGAAATGTTTGGCCGCTTCCACAGCTACACTCTTTGCAATCTCGACTATCACATCTGCACTGAAAGAACCGGCTTTTTTAGCAACGCTTTTGACCTTTGCCCAGTTTGTGTCTGCTCGGATATTCTCAAGAAAGCTATGTCCGGCAGGGGTCAATTCCCGGATGTTGACACGGTACTGTTCAGGGTGAGAACCGGGGCAAAGAGTGATAAGCCCAGCTTCGGCGCAGTATTTCACGGAATAAAGAATATCATCATTGTCGAATTTAGCTTCAAGCCCAACTTGATAAGTGGGCGGATCAATGGGTTCTTCACCAAGCATATCAAGAATATCAGCCCGTGCATAACGAATGAAGTAGCAGTAGTGGTCAAAATCTGTGTGTTCTTCAACGCAGAGCATAACAGCCCGCACACAATCCATGTTCAGCTTCATACAAACTGTCCTTTCAACATCATAAGCCCGTCAGGTCATGGACCCGGCGGGCTTTTTTGGATTTCGTGATTTACTTTTTGCGCGGCGGATCAGGCGGCGCATTGCGCTTGAGGATGATCTGCGGGGCATCCGGGACGGCTCCCTGCTCTTTGGCGTACCGGGCGATTTCATCCAGCAGCCCGACGGGGAAACCGTTTTCGTCAAGTGGTCCATCGTACCCGGTGAAGTCCACGATATGCACGGCGGGCGGCTCGGGAATCAGCTTGTAGTATCTGCCGTCCTCGTAGTTCTGATCCGTGACCCGGTTCCAGTAGCCAATATCGCCGTGCTCTTCCTGGGCGGCCTCCATTGCGTCCTTGGCCTGTTCTTCGGT